AGCATGTGGATAACTTACATATAAATAGTGTTGACACAATGGTTACTGTTTGATACTATTAGGGTATCAATTAAATAAGGATTAAAGAAATGAAGACAATCGCACAAATCAAGAAACTTATGAACGAACAAGGTGTAATCCTTCCTGCTAACCAGATGACTGATATGGCTCACAAAGTACAAGACGCACTCAAAGCTGGTCGCTACCAGTCAATCGTATGGATTGCACCAGAGGAAGACTAAAGTTATGAGTAAACTAGATGTAATCATTTTGAAGTATGGCAATGCTGTACTGGACTTACCTAAAACTAACGATCCGCTCGGTAAACCTGTAGACGAAGCGAAAGAAGCAATTAAGGCATTCTTTAAAGATATGGTTGCGGAACTCGAAGAAGACATAAGCATTTATGATTCACTTTCCCCAAAAGACTATGTATCGGGCAAAGAGCTTGCAAGAAAGATTGAAGAATTATGACCTACACCCAAGTAAAGATCAAACTAGCATACCGTGAGAAGCTGGCACAACTGGCTTCTCTTCATAACCGTTCGATGGCGAATATGATTGAAGTGTTGATAGATAAAGAGCTGAAAGGGAAGTAGATACATACATCCCCCCTATCTCTGGGTTAGAGAGACACGGTACGAAGTGAGCTGCTAAGTGTTGCTTTTCAGTACAAGCAAGAGACCAGGTCGTTTAAGGGGATGACTGCCGTTGCCTGGATTTTGGGCTTATACTTAAAAGACTTTTCTTGTAGTTTTGCTGCACTAAAAAAACACCATACAGAGTCATTGGAAATGATTGTATGATGTAAGAAGTTAATGGCATATCTGGTCTACGAACAGGGTTTAGCAACTTTTTATTACTAAATGCTTGACAGCGGATAAATAGAAGTGCTAAAGTGTAGATATTCTACGTCAGTAGCAGCCCCCTTGAGAAATCTTGGGGGTTTCTATTTATCTACGTCAGTAACAAATAGTAATTTGTATGATATATCACAGCGCATATATTTGCAAGTATTCTGTGCATAACAGCGTAAGTGTGTTATACTACAACACATGGCAGTGATACTCACAACCACCGGCAAGCATGTCTTCGTACCGGCAGATAGGGCCAAGCGTTACTGGTCAATCCTGAACGGCGAGTTAAGTGCGCGTGATGTTCGTGAGCAGAAGTTGGTCAGTAGAATCAAGCGCGTGTACTTAAGCAGGTTGAACGCGCCGGAGCGTTACTTGGAAGAGAATCGACATTTGATTAGTGATTTTACACCGTATAGGAAGCAAGTTGTGGAAAGTCGCTTGCCGTATAAGGACTAAGTTTGTGATATATTGCAGGTATTATGTTGGAGAAGCCAGTCACCACAAGCGACAGTGTAATTGGAAGACCGTCGAAAGTTACGCCTGAACAAAAGTTAGAAGTTTGGAAAGCGTTCGAGAAGTATGTTGACGATGAGGAGTATCCTACTGTCGTCGGTTTTTGTTCTAATAACAAGACGGCATGGAAGTACGATATCCTCCGCGACGACCTTAATCGTTGGGATCCATTTCGCACACTCATAAAAAAAGCGCTCATAAAACAAGAGCAATTTACAGAGGAACAAGTGCTTAAAGGCAAGCTTAATCCCACATGGGCGATCTTCAAATTGAAGCAGCCGGCGTTCGGCTGGACGGACAAGCAGGAAGTGGAACACAGCGGCACGCTTGAGATCAAACGCGGTATGAATCCAGAGGAGTTAAATGGCATTATCGACAGAGGCGGACAAGGCAGCTTACCAAGCACAGGTAGCCAAAGTACTCCTGCTGTATAAGCAATGTGCTGACGACCCCAAGCGCTTTATTAACACGTTCCTCTACACGTTTGATCCGAAGCGCGAACCGTATCACTTGCCGTTTCGGTTGTATCCGTTTCAAGAGAGATTGGTAGACAACCTCGTGCAGCACATTGAGAACGGGCAAGACATCTTTCTAGAGAAGACTAGGGAAATGGGTGCTACCTACACGGTGTTAGCCGTTCTGTTCTGGTACTGGCACTACCAGCCTGCAGCCAACTTTCTAGTAGGCAGTCGTAAAGAGGACATTGTCGACAACTCCGGTAGCAGTAGCGACGGCGAAGTATCCAACAAAGAAGAATCGTTGTTCGGTAAGCTGGATTACTTCTGCGACCGTTTGCCGTTCATTGCTATGCCTGAGAACTTCAAAGCCGGCAAACATCGCACGTACATGAACCTGCGTAATCCTGAGAACGGTAATGTCATTAGCGGCGAGTCAGCCAACAGCAACTTCTCGCGTGGTGGGCGACAGCGAGCGATCATGCTTGACGAGTTCGCGTTCTGGGACAATGACGACGCTGCTTGGGGATCAACCGCTGATACCACCAACTGCCGCATCGTTTTGACCACACCAGGTATTAGACCGAATACCAAAGCCAAGCGACTGAGGTTTGGCAAGGACGGCGAGAAGATTGACGTGGTGACGCTGCCATACACGCTTGACCCGCGTAAAGATGAGACGTGGCTGCAATCCCAAAAGGAACGCAGAAGCAGCGAAGACTTTGCAAGAGAAATTATGATTGATTGGGAAGGGTCAACCGCCGGCGTCGTCTACAAGGAAGCCCGCAACAGAGTCGTGGGCGAGTTTCCCTATAGCCCGACTGCGCCGTTGTTCATTACCTGGGACTTCGGCTTAGACGGCGTGGCGATGCAGTGGTGGCAATACAGCATGAGAAGCGGCCGACACACGCTGCTTGACGCTTACATGAACACCGATAAGCCAATACAGTGGTACTTTCCGCTGCTCGGCAAGCCGATAGATAGCATGTTCCAGTATGACGAGGAAGCATTAGCAGCGATTGAGCGCACCAGGTATTACCGCAATGCTATTCACTACGGCGACCCAGATGTCAGCAAACGCTCGCTCCTAACAGGGACAAGCACGCGGCAAGCACTGGCTGATGTGGGCGTCTACGTGCAGACAAACACCATGAGCAACGACTTTGCCAGCAGACGCGAGAAGACAAAGATACTGATGCAAGCCGGTTACGACATCAACGATACGCCCGGCACGCGCCTGTGGATAGAGTGTATCGACAATGCCCGTTACCCGCAGCGATTAGAGACGTCTCAAGCGACGAGTGAGATCGTCAAGCCGATTCACGATTGGACCAGCCACCACAGAAGCAGCACCGAGTACTACGCGGTCAACTTCACCGACCCAAGCATCACGGTCGATGTGGGCGCAGTCAGCCCGAACGCCCCTGACCAAGTGCCTGAACAAGTAGGTGTTATACTGAACGATGATGGCAATATTGAATCAGCAGGACTACATGTTGACATTGGTTCGATGGTGCGTAGGAATAACCAGACAGCTGACGTGCGAGATTGGCGGTCGATGTGAATCCTAATGAGCAACAACGCCGTTTCCTGATGCAGCCGGGGCGTTTTGTACCACGCACTCCGCAGCACTTTCAAATGATCTTTTACCATGAAGAATTTCCCAAGCCGCCAGAAATGCATCGTTATTTGTGCGGTTGTGGGTATACTGTGTTCAAGGCTTCAGCCATTAACATCAAAGTCAGCAATGATATAGGTATGCCGTGGCGCGAGTATGAGCCAGGCAGCCATCTCATCGCGGTGACGTGCAAGAACTGTAACAGCGAATACACCATACTTTTTCAATAAGGAAATGATATAAATGTCAAGCGGTATACCATCAGGATTCGGTCAAAGTTACCCGGTACTGCCTGATACGAGAGTCGATAACTTAGCAGCCAGTGATCCGGGTGTTATTGACACGCTGAGCGGCTTAGACATTGACATACCAGATGATGAGCTGATTAGAAACCTCGAAGACCGTATCAAGGACAGCCAGGATTACTGGAACGCGCCGAAAGGTTTCAACTTATACAACACGCGTCAAGAGAACACCAAGCTGTACTTAGGCGACCATTTGAACTTGCAAAGTTTGTATCGCTTCCAGATACCGTATATCGAGAACCAGATATATGTGGCAGAACAGGCGATCAAAGCCTACTTAACGGCTTCCCAGGCTGAACCGGAAGTCGCGCCCAGCAGCGATAAGCCGCAAGCCAAGCAGTTTGCATCTGATGCAGAGAAGATACTGCTGGCACACGGCCTGAAGAAGAAAGTACGCATCGCCCAGAAAGCCGAGCATATCGTGCAGAATGCTATGAACAAGCGGCTGGGGCTGGTGTACTTCTACTTTGATGAGCAGACCAAGGAGATTATCCCGCTCAATTTAAACCCTGAAGAGTGTGTCATTGACAAGAACGCCAAGCAAGGCGAGAATCCGGCATTCTTCAGCCGTGACCTCAAGATGAGCGCGAACGAGGCGTGCCGGCGTTGGCCGGAGAAGCGCAAGGCGATATTCAAGAAGCTGGGTATCAGCGCCCAGCCGCGTAAAGAGAGTACGCAAGCCGTCAAAGATAAGAAGATGGACTTGATACTGGATATCCGCGAAGTCTGGCTGACGTATTATGACCGCAAGTTTGAACCGTGTGAAGCGGTCGTGTACTACTTCAAAGACCTGGTACTAGACAGAGACCGCAACCCGCATTGGTTGTACGCGAGTCCTGGCAAGAACTTCCTCGACGAGCCGTTTAAGCCGGTGATTCCGCTTAACTTTGACAATGACGGCGAACACTGGGTTGACAACACTTCAGCCATGGAGCAAGCGGGCAAGTTGCAGTACATCTTAAACAGACGCGGCCGGCAGCTGATGGAACTGGCAGATAAGGCCAACGGTGTGTTAGTCGTCGATACCTTTACGACGGCTATCCAGATGACCGATGCGCAGGACTTGACGCGCGACCCGAACCAGGTGATTGTGATTAACACCAAAGACGCCGGCGGCAAGAACGGCCAGAGCGGTATCTTTGAACTGCCTCCAGCGCAGATACCCAACGACTTGTATCAGGACAAGGTCGATTTGCGTACCCAGATTTACACGCTGATGGGCGCCCCGACTGACTTTACCGGTGCGGAAGACGTCAATGGTGAAGACGATACGCTCGGACAGTCGCAAATGAAGAAAGACCAGGCGCAAGGCCGGCAAGACCTGTATGTACGAGCCATTGAACGCTTCTGGGACGAGTACTACAACATGCTTTACCAGCTGATGATTGTTTGGTACGACGAGAAGCATTACATGCGTTATAACGGCGGTGATGGCAAGTATGACTTCTTAATCGCCTCCCGCGACACGCTGGACAGTGAAGTCGGTATCAATGTCAAGACCGGCTCTAGCCTGCCGTTCGATAAGCGCCGCCAAGAGACCGTGGCGATGGCGCTCTTAAAAGAAGAAGCCATTAGCTTGCTTGACGCGTACAAGTTATTGCACATGCAGAACCCGCAACAACTGTACGACAACTGGGCGAAGCAGAAAGCCGATCCTATGGCGCTGGCACGAGACGCGCTTGATGATGTGGACGAGACGAAAGCGTATGTGGCGTATGTGGAGATTATGAATGGCAAGACGCCTGATGCGCCCGATGACTGTACTAAGGAGTTTGTCTTGACGCTGCGCAAGATTATGATCCGCGACGACTTCTTAAAGGCCAGCGCTAAGAAGAAGCAAGCGTTCCTCAAGTACTACGAGCAAGCGCTGAACTCGCTGGAGCTACGCACCGAACTTGATATCATGGGTAAAGAGGGTTTGCAGTTACTAGAGCCGCAAGCACCGATACAGCCGTTACCGCCGCCGCAGATGATGCCGATGCCGGGACAGTTGCCGATGGGTATGCCGCCTCCAGGTATGCCGCCAGCAGGCGCGATGCCACCGCAACCAGGCGGCGCACCACCGAACCCGATGCAAGCGCCGATACCGAACCAGTTGCCGCAGCCGCAACCGATGCAGTCTGCGATACCACCGATGCCACCACCCCAGCAATTGACACCGATGCAATAAGATGAGAGAATAGGAGATATTATGCCACAACCAACCGCACCAACAGCTGCCGCTGATGCGCCTGAACCGCTGGACATGACCGGCGATGCTGCAT